CTAAACAAGCAAGCTCTTGGTAAGCATGACAGTCACTTCCAGTGGATCTCTGTAAACCTTTGAGGAGGCCGAAATTTATGAAAGGTACTTCACGAAAATTACAATATCCCGTGGTATACTTTGAACGTATAAATGTACGTGAATTCATCTCAGCAAATTTTCTACTAAAGAAAGTTTTACCGAGACTATTACTCCATCCGACAACTGAGGCTATTTTCTCCCAGATACTAAAATCTTTCAGAGGAAATACACAATCATCACCATTAATCATTAGTGGTACTAGCCTTATTGGAATAGGTCGTAGTTCACCTAGATCGAGATGTCTATCGAGGCTTATAGCAAGTCTACAAACTGTAAAGTTTATGATACAAAGTACTACAAATGACAAGATCTTCCCCATAGGTTGAGCATCTTGTTGAGGCAATTGTAATTTCAATAATCTGGTATTACCCAAACTATCTACATTGTTCTCATAATCCACATGTTTCAAATCACCTAAAAATTCAGGATTTTGTTTTACAAGATAACATGTGTTTCCTGATAATGATCTTATTGCAAGTTCACTATAATCAGGGTCAAGTTCTAATATCTTAGAAACTTCTCTTAAAACTGTATCACTATACCTAGAAATAGATTCATTAGTACAGTCACTGTAATCGCCAGATAAGATATATTCCCCATCGTAAAGTTTGGGTATGGCGTTTTCCAAGTCTTCGTAACTGATAGGTTTACCAGTTGTCCGAAAACATTCATGTCTTAACAGTTGTTTCGCGAGATATTTCTGAAGAGGTTTTAATAACCATTGTTCGAGACCTTGTCCTTTTGTTATTCCTCTCATCTTCAAAGCTTCAGAAAGTGTAATAAAACTAATTTTTGTGGGTTTGTCTAAACAAATCCGCACCAAATCATTAATTTTCAAGTCATTTTCTTCAGAATCATAATTAGTTGTGATTTCGAGGTAAGCTACAGATTGAATTTCACCGATTTTACTCAATGAATCTTGTATTTGTTTATCGTTATCTGTATAAGGTATTGGTTTACGAACTTCAGGATCATAGTCAAGTGTGTCAAATTCTGGAATAAACGGGTCTTTTAAGATCCCCCATTTAAGTGTGGATTCTATCTCTCTTGGATATCGAGGGATATGCTTTTTAACCATAAGCAATTGTCCACCATTTGCGAATTTATTATCGAAATCAGCCTTAATACTTGGCACCGCACTCCATATAGGTTTAAATGGAGGGGCTTTCTTAAGAATATCCTGGACGGATTGAACTAAGTAGTTATCCATTTCCTCAGGACCAATTGTCTGATTTCCCACCTTAACTGTTACTAATTGTTTCTTTGTAACAAACTTGTTAAAGGTCTTCTCTGAAGAAGCCTCACATGCAGCAGCTGTAGGACGAGCTGCCCCCTTCTTAACTCCTCTACAAATAGAGTCTATGAGTATCATCCTCCAGTACTTTAAAGGTAAAGTATCTTGAGGGACGGAAGAAAACCACTTATCCCAATCTTTATCCAAGATTATACGGTAATTATTGATAACCGAAGAATCAAAAGGTGAAGGTGGTTGCATACA